ACCTCTACACGTGTGTGCTTGTGGGTCAATACTTTGGAACGTAAAGGCTATGTTTGAAGATGGAGAAATATCTCTGTACATGTTAGATATGGAGTGTGCTTTGTGTGGAAATTTAGCCACCGCACCAACGCCAATAGATAATGTTTAAAGGAAATTTAAAACCGTATCAACCAGAGGCAGTAGACAAAATGGTTAATCGTAAAAAAATGCTTGTTGCTTATGAAATGGGTCTTGGAAAAACTTGTATGACAATTGCGGCAATAGAAAAACTAAGAGAGCAAGGTGAACTAGAAGGGTCTGTGCTTGTAGTTGCTTTATCAAGTTTAAAATATCAATGGGAAAAAGAAATACAAAAGTTTTCTAATGCAACCGTTACTGTTGTAGACGGTAGTAAATCAACAAGACTTTTGCAATATGACCGTGGATCTAAAAGCGATTACATAATTTGTAACTACGAGTCCTTGGTTAATGATTGGGACTCTATTAAAGACTTAAATCTTGGAGCCATAATCTGTGATGAAGCCACTGCAATTAAGGGGTTTAGATCTAAAAGATCAAAAGCAGTAAAAAAATTATCTGCAAATATTCCAATCCGTTTTGCCCTTACTGGAACACCGATAGAAAACGGTAGACCTGAAGAGGTTTATAGCATTATGCAATTTGTTGATCCAACACTTTTAGGTAGGTTTGATTTATTTGATCAAACATTTATTGTTCGTAATCATTTTGGTGGAGTCCAAAGATATAGGAACTTACCTATCTTTCATCAAAAAATGAAAAGCGCCTCTGTTCGTAAACTTCAAACAGACCCTGACGTTGCACCGTATTTACCAGACACTATTTATCGTGACCCAATACAAATAAACTTTGATAATAAAACTTCTGTTTTATATAACTTTATTGCTGACGAACTTAGTCAAGAACTATATGAAGCACAACAATTACTTGGGGCAAATTTTTCTTTAATGTCACACTACGGTCACGAAAGTAAACTAGGTAATTCTGCAGATATGTTACGTGGTTCTATTATGTCTAAAATAACTGCACTTAGAATGCTGTGTGATCACCCTAATTTATTAATTAATAGTGCTTTACTTTATGAAAAACAACTAGGAACAGGCAGTGCTTACATTTTTAGTTTAAAAGAACGAGGACTATTAGACGGAATAACTAAATCTTCCAAATTGCACGAGTTAAAGTCTTATGTATTAGATCATTTAGACACCGATCCTGAAGCAAAAGTTGTTGTCTTTACATCGTGGGTTGGAATGTTGGGGTTAATTCAAAATGAAATAGGAGGAACCCTTTACACAGGAGATATGAACGCAAAAGAAAAAGAAGCCAGTAAAGAAAAGTTTTTAACGGACCCAGAATGCCGTGTGTTTGTGTCATCTGACGCTGGTGGTTACGGAGTAGACCTTCCTATTGCAAATCTTTTAGTGAACTATGATTTGCCATGGTCTGCAGGACTATCTATACAAAGAAATGGGCGAATCAAAAGAGCGTCAAGCCGATGGCCAAGTATCATCATTCAAGATTTTATTGTTTTAAACTCTATTGAAGAAAGACAACATGAAATGCTCCAACAAAAAAATGCTGTGGCAGATGCTGTTATGGACGGTGAAGGCATAAATGCTAAGGGTGGAATTGACCTAACGGTAGGAAGTCTGATAAGTTTTCTACAGAAACAACGACCTTGAGGGGGATAACATGGCAAGAGTAAAAGACGAAGAACCAAGAGTACCTGCAGTAGATGATTTAGATGCTCAGGCTAAACAATATATATTTTTTAAAAAACAAGTTGAGTATTTTGAAACAGAATTAAAATCTTTGCGAGAAAAAATATTTGAAGTTGTTGATGCTAAGGGTGAAGTTGACGGAAGTGGTAATTTATTTGTTGAATTATCTACCGAAATAGACGGAGTAACTGTTTTACAAAAACAAAAAAGAGTATCTCGTAAAATTGACCCACAGATGGCTGACAATTTAATTGTATCTAAAGGTTTAGAAAACGAACTTTATAAAACTGTTCAAATGATTGATGAAGATGCTTTAATGGCTGCTTTGTATGAGGGGAAGTTAACTGAAGAAGAAGTTGATTTAATGTACCCACAAAAAATTGTTTGGGCTTTAATTTTAAATAAGAAGTAATCATGGCTGGACTACGTGGAGAAGATGAGATTCTAGAAGCGTTTGCTGATTTGGAATATATTCCAGGCTCTAAAAGAAAACGCCGTGATGAAGATCCAAAAGTTTCTCGCCGTAAAAACGGTGAGAGTAATGGTTGGGATGCAAACCCAATCATTAAAACCCTAGGTGGAAAAGAAACAGAGGTGTTTACAATCAGTGCTCTAGCACAAGCGTTGGAAAAAACCATTGTTACTGTTCGTCTATGGGAAAGGAAAGGCTACATACCAAAAGCGCCTTATCGACTTAGGTCTAAAACCTTAAAAGGGAATAAGACTGGAGGCAATAGGGTGTACACCAGGCCACTAATTGAATCTGCTATTGAAGAGTTTTCAAAACGTGGCTTATTAGAGTCCTCTCGTGTAGAGTGGGCTAACCAAGATGACCTAACAGAGGCTTTAGTAAGTCGTTGGAAGGAAATCACATCAACCGAGAGCCAGTAGATATTAAGTTGTACAGAGATACAACATACTCCGTGCCTCATTACCGAAAGAAGAAGAAATAAATGCCAATAACCAAACCAACCAATGATATTGCAGTAACGTCTGCAGATTATTTGGATGAAGATAGCGAAACTGCAGAACCAAAAATTGGTACTACAGTTCAACAAGGTTGGGAAGCAGCAGAGGCTCTCTTAACAGAGAACACTTCAGAGTTTCCAACAGAGTTTAAATTCTCTGAACAACCACAGTTAATTAAATTCCTTGAGGATCAACCGTTCCGTGTTTATGAACAACATTGGATTGAACGTCCTTCTGGAAAGAAATCATTTGTTGCGTTAGCAGAAAATGATCCGTTTACTGACATACTTGGAAGTAAACCTCGTTCACGTTTTGCGTTTAATGTTTTGGTGTTATCTGGAGAAGCACAGGGTGTGCAAATCCTTACAGCACCACCAACATTGGCACGTTTAATTAAAAAGTCTCATGAGGATGAGCGCAAAGGACCTCTGTCAAAAGAGTTCTGGGAAATTTCTCGTATGGGTACAGGGCCTACAACAAACTACACTATGGAGTTTGTTCGTGGTCGTGACCTTACCGAGGAATGGAAGTTGAACCTCGAAGAGGTTCAAGAACTAGTAGCAAGGGCTGTTCCATATACAGCCGACGTAATTCGAGAGACCCCTCGCTCCGAAATGTTAAAGATTGCTCGTTCCTTGGTTTAACCAAGATTCCAGTTGTAGTGGGGCCTGTTTATTTCCGTTTTCAGGCTCCATTACTTAATTTATAAGTGAGGGAAGAATGAACATCATTACAAATAAAGAACAATTAAAAGAACTTGTTGACTATTATTTAAAAATAGATGCTTTTGCGTTTGATGTAGAAACAGTTGGAGATGACAGACTTCAACCAGTCATTAACGATGTTCTTTGGATTTCTTTATCTACTGAAGGACGAGTAGATGTAATACCAATGGGACACCCTAATGGTGAGTTTTTACATTGGGATAAAGAACTATTGTTAAGTGGTAAAAGAAAATTTGATTTAGGTAAAACATTAATTGATACAGATTACTCTAAAAATAAAGCCAAATGGAAACCAGTATTTGATGTTCCACCCCAACAACTGTTGCCTGGAGAAGTATTTCAAGAATTAAAACCATTGTTTTTTAGTGATAAATTAAAAATTGGTCATAATATTAAGTTTGATTTAAAATCAATCGCTAAATATTATAGGGGTGTTGTTCCTTTAAAACCTTTTTTTGATACTTTAATGGCTGCTTTTATTATTGATAATCGAAACCGAACCAGTTTAAATTTAGCAGCCTGTGCAGAAAGAGAACTGTCTTTAAAAGTAGAAAAAGGAGTAGGTGCTGAGGTTGAAGCACATGCTTTTTCTGTTGTAGCAAATTATGCAGGCATTGATGCTGAAGTAACTTGGAATCTTTACAAAACGTTTTATCCAAAATTACAAAATGGTTTAAAAGATGTTTGGGAATTAGAGATGGCTTTAATACCAGCACTATGTGATATGGAATTAAGCGGGGCAACTATTGATGTTAAAAAACTTACATCTTTAAAAGACCAATTAGAAAAAGACATTGATTTAGCCAGGGCTAAGGCTTGGAAAATAACGGGAAAAACTTTTTCAATGAATTCAGTAAAAGAAAAACAAGAATTGTTGTTTTCACCTGCACCTGAAGGACGTGGAATTAAACCAAATCTACGTGTAAAGGTAGCCCTTACTGCACGGGGCCAAGCAGTGGCAAACACTGATCCCGAAAATTTATCTATTAATCATTATTCGGTTTCTTCAGACGCTTTAGAATTTTACAGGTCAAAGGATGAGTTAGTTGATGCAATATTAGAGTATCAAGATTTAAATAAATTAATGACGACGTATGTTATGCCGTATCTTGGTGGAGAAGTTACTCGAACTACCATGGGTAAAGAAAAAGTTTTTGATAAAAAAAGTTTATTAATTAATGAAAAAGTACACACTAATTTTAAAGCACACGGAGCAGAAACAGGTAGATTCTCAAGCAGTGATCCTAATTTACAAAACATTCCAAGCGGTGGCCAATACGGAAAATTAATTAGAGATTTGTTTATTGCCCCACCTGGATACAAATTAATTGTTGCTGACTATTCTCAAATTGAACCCAGAATCATTGCTTCGTTTTCTAAAGATGCAATTATGATTAAGAATTATTTAGATGGAGAAGATATTTATACAACTATTGGTAATACAATGGGAGTAGACCGACAAGCAGGAAAAATTTTAGTTCTTTCTATTGCTTATGGGGTTGGGCCTGAAAAAATTGCAACAGAAATTGGATGCACTATTTCAGATGCAAAGAGTTTATTAAATAGATTTACAGAAAAATTTCACGACATATCTAAATACAAAGCAAGGGTTATAAGACAGTCTTTATCTAAAACACCTGTTCCGTATGTTTCTACCGTCTTAGGCCGCAGAAGGTACTTACCTGATTTAAAAAGTAAAGAAATAGGATTAAGAGCAAGGGCTGAAAGACAGGCTTTTAATACAGTAATCCAAGGTTCTGCTGCAGATTTAATGAAAATGGCAATTATTAGGGCCCATTCTTGTTTTATAACAGAACCAAACGCTAATGTAATTTTGACTGTGCATGATGAACTTGTTACAGTTGTTCCTGAAAACCTAGCAAATTTAGCAGCCGAAGCAATTAGAGACTCTATGGAGGGCGTAAAAATTCCAGCCATTACAGTTCCTTTAATTGCAGATGTAAAAATTGTAGATAAGTGGGGAGAAGCAAAATGAGTAATGCTAATTGGTGGGCTAAACAA